GGTGCAACAACCGCTCCAAGCAGAGTTGCGTAGGCTGGATGAATGTCTGCCACGATAGCGAGTGCAACAGTAATTCCTGAAGCAGCAACCGCTCTCATATATGACTTAATTGCAGCCTTGTGTTTGTTAGATAGTTTCATGCGTTGCCTCCTAGTAGTGGGATGTGAAAGAAATCTGAATTTTTATCTTGATCTTTTTTGAAACTTACATGGATGTGGTGTTGGTGAGGATTGCCAGAAAACTTGCGCCAACGCCACCTAAGAATTGGTGAGGCAATTTTGCCTTGATGTATTACATAACTGATGCGACCATTGGTTTTCCCATATGATCGAATTTGATCTGCCAAATATGCTGAAAGCCCCTTGTCGTCAGAAAGCCGAGCGTCAATATCAATTGCTCGCACGCATCCATTTGTATCTGGGTTGTGATCGCTTTTTCGTGTGCTATGTCTAGCATCACCAATCCACCCATCAGATTTGCGCAAACGCTCTGGGAAGGAATCATCGATCTGCTCACGCAACTGAACTGCTGCTTTAGACAACCAAGGCTTCATTAGGACAAAAGAAGTTTGGCTTCATCCTCAGTAATGCCAAGACGATCAAGTAGTGCTGCTTTAGCATCGGCTTTTGCTTGCATGTTTGCTTTGTATTCGATTAGATCAGCAAGATCACTCTGATATTTTTTGAATTCAGCAGCAGTCATTTCTCTGGTAATTCTTTCATTTGTTTCAGGATCTAAAATTGTAATCATTGGTTTTTCCATATTATTTCACCCCATAAACTGTATATGTTCCTGCATCAAAACTGTGGTTGCTGTTAATCCACATATTCACTTCTGAAATCGCACCTGTTCCTGCCCTATTTCCAATATTCAAATCATTTGAGTAAGTGCCCGCACTTGTTTGCATTGTAATATAGGCAATCACTTTTTTCACGCTTGTGGTGTTAGTGTAATCAGGAAAATCTAACTGAATCCACGAATCAGAGGTGCTCGCTAAAATTTGATTACCTGAAGCCAAAGCCCAATAACCATTTAATGTACCGCTGCTGTTTGGTGATCCATAATTCCAACTTGTGTATGAACCCCCCGTACCTAAATATAATTCAGTTGCAACTGTTGTGCTTAATCCTCGCAAAACAATTCTTAAGTCATTGTAAGTTTGAGGAATACTTGAAATAATTGTTGTTTGACCGCTTCCAAAACTGCTGCAATTTCCGCTTGCAATAACTGTCATTCCACCGCTTGCTGGTGTTGCCCATTTAAGTCCAGTTGATGCGGTGCTATCTGCAGTTAATACTTGATTGTTTGAACCAACGGCAAGTCTTGCAGCGGTGTCTGCTGCGGTGGCAGCAATGATGTCGCCTTTCGCATCAAAAATTGTTGCAGGTATTCCTGAAGCATCTGCTGACCAAACAAAATCCATATCGCTATTCGAATTTTTAGCCAAAACTTGACCGGTTGTGCCACCCTTAAGATCAACCAATGATGTGTCGATTGCTGATCCCAATGTGCGAATTGCAGCAGCACCATCTTTAACTAAATCGGTATCATCTGGCGTTTCCCAGTTGAAGTTAGTAGTATTTGCCATTTTTCTCCTATTATCAGGCTACGATTGTAGCGTATTCCCATGTTAAAGTATTGCTTAAAGTGTTCCAAGCCTCGGTGATTGGGGTCGTGTTCCAACGCATTGCCACTTGGCTGAAATTGACCGGCGATAAATTAATGGTCAAAAACAGTTCATTAAATCTGGTGCTCCAGCGCCAACCCTCAACATAACCTTCAAAAGTGCCATTATTGATCTGAGTTGGCAAATCCTGAATATGAATAGGCTGACCCATAAAAATGCCAAGTAAGGCATCTCGGTCAGCATTGTCAATTTCTGAGTTGGTTATTGGGAAAGTGATGCTGTCAAAAGTTGGATAAGGATACGCTCTTAAATTGATGTATCTGTCGGCAATTTCTTGAGCATCAGTTCCATCGTGGATTGCTGAATTGATGGTTTCGCCTTTATAGCCATAAAGGGCAATAGAAGCGGTATCTGTGGCGGTTGCTTCATTATTAAAGTTATTTCCATAATTGATATAAATATCATTACGAATATCTGCTGATTTTGTTAAAGTCCTTAAACCTGAACCCAATGCTGTGTTTGCTGAAAGTTCGGTATATCCATTTGCCAAAAGGTATGTTTGGCGATGATCTGCATCTGCATATCCGATATTTCCTTGATTATCCTCATACATGTATCCAAGTGCTGAATCCGCAATTTGTGAAGCGATGTTGTAAATTGTGTCAGGATTGGCCGACCTGCTTGACATTGTGTAAAGCCCTGCATCAATTTCACCCAAACCGATGTTTTGAGCATTTGCCCAAGTTTCTGTTGCTGAATAGCCTGACCAAGTTTCTGCTGCCGGTACTTCATTCCAAGTATTTAATAATGATGATGAAAGTAAAGTATAAATTTGATCTCCATCAATATCTTGCGATAAATTATCTGTGTAAATTTCTTTGGCAAGTTTGACCAAACTGCCCATTGCTAAAAGCGTGTAACTTATTACATTAGAAACCGATCCGGTATTTCTTACCTCAACAGTTACATCGGTTATGTTTCCACCAAATAAACTAACAAAAGTTCCAGCACTATTTTTTACCTGCAAAGTTAAACCATCATTGATTTCAAATGGTAAAGTTTGGCCAGAAAGTGCTACAACCTCAACTTGTAAATAAGATGGATTTGGTTGAGTGTAAATATCATCTCGACCTGCTTGGTGAGCGATGTCAGCAATAGTGATGTTTTCATAATCAACACCAGCAACCGATAATTTCCAATCAGGTGTCCAAACTGTCATTATCTAGCCCTAGTGATTCCTGAATTGTAAAGTTGAGGGGTTGATCTTGATGCGCTGTCATTTAGTACTTTAGCAACTGCTCTGGCAGATCCTTCAGCATCTACTGATTGAACTGTAATGTTATTTACTGTCGTGCCAGCCCTTGCTGCTCCAGTAGCCAATTGACCAGCAGTAGCAGTTGATGCAGCGTTTGCAGCATTGCCTCCAGAAACCGCACTACTTACAACTCCGGTTGCGATGCCAGCAGCAGCCAAAGCAACGGCTCCAGCAGCAATAGATCCTCCACCGGTTGCAAAAGCAGTTGCCACGCTTGCAGCGGTTGCTGCTGTTCTTAAGGCGACCATCGCTGTAATCAATGTTTGAATTGCTGCTACAAATGCAATTATCTTATTGGCTACGAATACAGTTGCAATGATGCCACCAAGTATTAATAATTCATCTTTTATGCTTATGACAAACTCTATTGTTGATCTTAATTGTTGCCCAAAGGCATAAGCACCTTTTGTTGCATCGTTGATTCCTGCTGTTACGCTGCTATCGCCTGTTAATCCAGCAGCCAATGCTTGGACATTAGGCACAACTGTTGCCAGTAAGTAGTCAGCAAATTCTTTTACTATTGGGAGTAATGCAACACCAATTTGCTCTTTGGTTTCATCTAAAGCAATCGTTAATTGCCTAAACTTAAACTCAGCGTTTGTTGCTTCATTCTCAACAAATCCACCAAATGTTTTTTGTAAATCACCAACAATTGTGTCGAAGTCTTTGACAACTGATTTCGTGCTTGTTGTGCTTTGTCCAATTTTATCTTGAGCCTGTGATAATGCTAAAGAGGCTTTTACTGTTTGATCGGCAGTTGCCCCATATTTTTTTAATGCCAAATCATAATTTAATTGCGCCTTTTCCGCAGCATCTACGGCAGCCGAATTGTCTTTTGTTACTGTTATGTTTTGTTTTGTCTGTATGCCCAATTTGCCTAAAGCAGTTACATTTCCATCGTATGCCCTACCTAAAGCATTTGCGATGGCTTCTAAAGGCTTACCAGTAGAAAGGCTTATGTTTTGAGCAAGATCTAATAGTTTTTGAGCCTCAGTAACATCCTTAGTCGATCTAACTAAACGGCTTAGGGCTGGTCTTAAAACATCATCTGTGGTTGCGGTCGCAATTGATTGTTTAGTAATGTATTTGTCAATTGATGCAATTTGTTCCTCAGTCGCTTTTGTATTTGAACGAATTGTCTGCTCTAATAATTTACGACTTTTTTCATCCTCCGCTGCTGCCTTAACGGCTGAAACCGCAAATGCTGTTGCTGCTGCTCCAACTGCTGCAAAGGCTAATGCCGCCTTTTTGCCAAACTCAGCAATTTGAGTTGCAGAATTATCTACTACCTTGTTGGCATCATCTAAGCCTTTTTTAAGACCATCAATATCGGCTGCAAGTGCAAGGGTTAAGGTTCTGCTATTACCTGCCATCAGCAAACTCTTTTCTTATGTCCAAAATGATTTGTTCAAATTCCTTAATTATTGTTGGTTGCAAATATCTAATAGTTGGATAAATAAAATATCCTCTTGATCCTGAACCTTTAGGCATTGGCCCTGACCATCTTGGAAATTGCGGATAATTCTTTGAACCAAACTCATGTGCTGCACCAATACCAAGGCGATTGCCTTTTGTATCATTTCGAGTATTAAATTGAGTTGTTGCTCCACCAGAAAATCTTTGTGAAGCAAAACCAAAAGACACTTCACCAAGCAATGATGACTTTTTAACTTTACCGCCTTGGGCAATGCGATCAGCAACCTTGCCTCTAGATGCAGCAATTCTGCGAATTTCAGATAATTCTTTTTCAGCCAATTCGCCAACTCTGCGTTTGGTTTCTTGGACTGCGATGTCGCTCATGTTTCTAATTACTTTAGCGAATGACATTAATTCTCTCTTGTCATAGACTATTAGAGGTTCGGTGCTAGTTGCCATTCCGTTTCTCCAATATCTCGATCGCTGTTAAAATGTCCTCTGCTTCAACCCATTCGCTCATTGGTATTTGTGTGGCTATTGCCAATTCAACCAATAATCTACTTAGGCTTCCTGCTGGGTGGCTTTTGGGTCTGCATCACCGACTATTACATCGGCAACAGTTTCCATCCAAATATCCATTGGCTTGATGGGTTTGGCTGCACCAAGTTCTCGCTTATGTGCATGATAAGCAAGAAACATAAGATCCCAAACGCCCAACTTCTCGGATGCTTGACCAATGGTGTGTCCTGTCTGCTTTTCCCATTTTGCCCACTCAGGCGGTTGGGCTACATAAGTGGCTTGCTCGCCTGAGTTGTATTCAATTGTTATATTTAGTTTCATTTTGCTCCCGATTTCTTATTAACTAAATGATTCTGCTGGTGTTCCAATAACTTGAAAACTCAAATCAAGAGTTTGTGCATCTGGTGCTGTTCCTCCGGCTGAAGGGAAGTTAGGCAGAATTTGGAAAGTAAATGCTGCACCTGTTGCTGCTGTGAATACTGTTGAGATACCTGTGTTTGGTGCGCTCTCAGCAACTCCCCAAAGAATCTCACAAAGTGATCCGGTAGCACCCCAATCAGCAAGCATGCTGATGTTGAATGTCCAGTTGTCATCAATAACCTTGAATGATGCTCCATCCAAAGTTTCATAGCGAACACGATTTCTTTCGCATTCTAAAGTTGCGGTTGTAACTTGAGCATCGAAATTATTACCGCCAATGGTGAAGGTAATATCTCGACCGGTAATAACTGTCGTAGGCATCTTGCTCCTTAGTTTGTCTGTGTGTAATAGGTTGATACATTTATATCAGAAATCAACATTGTTGATGATCCGATTTGTTGAACTGTTGGTTGTTCAACTGATCCGACAACATACCCCGATGGGATAACTGCCAGAATACTCATTACTAATTGCTCCATATTGTCCAACGATGCTGGGTTGCTGTTGTAAGCAACTATGGCTGTGATTGTCATATTGACTTTACATCTAACAGATGACTTGCCAATTGTTTCAATTTCAAGATACGGCGATGAAGGCACGAAAACGACTGCTGGTGGATAA